CAATGCTTCTCTTCTGTTATCCCACCGCTCCTCATTCCTGCTGCCGTCTTTGTTATATAACCATCTGTTACCACTGACTGCTAGGTAGGTGCATGGAGGGTGAGCAATCATTAAGTCCCATCCATCGTTGAGTATATCTGTAACAGAGCCTTGGTAATGCGGGCCTTCTACATCTGTAGGTAGTAAGTCGCAAGACATTGCATCGTGTCCCTGTTTAATGAAAGCATCTCTCACTGCCCCACTGTATTCACACGCTATCAGTACTTTCATTCGTCGCTTTCTATATCATCCAGTTCTAGTGGTAAATTACCACGTTTTATTTGATCCTTTGTCCACAACCACGCTGACGCATTCCACAAGATCGCACCTGCATGATCCTCCGATTCGTCTCCTTCAGCTAACGCTAACAAGTGTCTGAACATACTGTCGTACAGTCTTGTTAACGGGAATCCTTTTCGCCAGTTGTTGTCTCCGTAAAGTTTACCGCCATCTTCAAATCTTTTGGCGAGCGAGCGTAAGGCGATTGGAGGAATAAGCGAGGGTCGTCCGCGTCCAATGTCCCCGTCACGTCTAGCACCTGTGGTGAAATCTTTAGTATATCCTTGGTTTGGTAGTTTCTCGGTGTCCATAGTTTTTTTATTGTGTTAGTTCTAAAGCAGTAGTTATCAGCTTGCAGCAGTCGTGCCATCCAAGCGTTCATCAGAGCGTCGTTCTCTGTCATGCCTACATCTTCGTAGCACTTTGCTACAGTCTCCCATTCATATCCTTCTTTCTCAAGTAGACGTTTAGCAGTGACAGCTCCCACTTTAGGTACACCACTGTATCCATCTACAGCGTCACCCGTCAGCGTTTGTATCAGGTGGTATCGGTCTGCGTCCTCTTCACTGACGTGATGCGTTTCGTCTTTGTTGAAGTCGTAGTAGATGCCCGGTACGCTTTTGAAGTCTTTGTCAATGGAGACGATGATTGTTTCTTCATCCATCTTTTTGTCCGTTGCCAGAATTGATATGACGTCATCTGCTTCTAAGTTCGGCCATAGTTGACCGTCCATTTCTTCTATTATCCACTTCTTTACTTGTTTTAATATGATAGGTAATCGACTCTTTGATCTGTTAGATTTGTAGTCAGGGTTAAGAACACGACGATAGTTAGCACGATCAGTCAAAGCCATAACGATGTCGTCTGCTTGTAACTTCTGTTTAAACTCTTCGACGCGATTAACAATACGAGCTTTGGCTAGTGCCATGTCAGCGTGTACTGTCCACATCTCCTCCTTCCACTCAATTGATTCCTCGGCTATCACTGACGCTTCAAACGCTAACACGTCAGCATCAATCAATAATGTTTTATTCATAATATAGGCTCCAGTTATTCTGCCACTTCTTGTACTTCGATGTACTGTCAGGTGCTGGATTTAGTTTTACGGTTTTAGATTGTATCTCGTTTCTTGGTATCATCCACCACGTATCAATAGGTACAACATATATACCAACAACATCGATGTCGTCTGACATATAGTTCTTATTCTCACAACCAACGGACGTGACACAGCTATAACAATTCTTAGCCGGAATAGCCCGTGTGTTGGTTGCTTTGATTTGTACCTTTAGAGTACCTGCTGGGCACGTGACGATTGAGTCCCAAGGCATTGGTGTTACAGGTAGGTGCGGTTCAAAGTTCCGCTCTAAACATTCAGTGATAAACTTTTGTTCAGCTATTGCTCCTGTTCGCTGGGCTGATGAGGTCGGCATAGGTAGGTTGAGGTCAACAGTATCGTATAATTCTGCAACCTTCAAGTGCCAATCGTATTCAAGCTCTAGTGTGTCTGTGCCCACGTCTCTCCTACCTTTGCTTCACCATCCAACATGACGTTTAGTTTTAACTCCTTACCTGCACGTCGTATTGCATCAACAGCTAACTCACAGAATACACTTGCTTTGTCAGGTTGTACCTCTGCTTGGAACTCGTCGTGTACGTTGGCTACAAAGCTGTACTCTCTACCGAATTGCCACTTCATCTGATTAAGACGATTGAACAATTGGATCAACGCTACCTTCATACACACAGCACCTGCACTCTGTAACAACATATTCAACGCAGCGTGTGGTGAACGAACAGGAAGTATACGACCATCCAATCCAGTCAGCTTGTTACTTCGTTGTACCTTTTGTTGTACATCTGCTTGTAGTTTACGTAGTGCTGGTAGGTTGCTAAGGAACTTACGCTTTAACATCTGTCCTTCTTTAGCACTACCACCCACGATCTCACCAATCTTAGCGTCACCTGCTCCGTAAAGAAAAGCATAGATAAACGTCTTAGCTTGGTCACGTGTCTCCAGTCCTGCTGCTTTCTGATTCAGTGTGTGTATGTCTCCTTCAATAACAGTCTTAGCGTACTCACCACCGTCATAGTAAGCTAGGTAGTGGGCAAGCATTCGTAGTTCTAATCCTGCTGCGTCACACCCGACTAACTTGTATCCGTCTCCTGCTTTAAACAAGTCACGACATTCCTCTCCGTACTCAGCACGACAAGCAGGTACTTGAGCTACATTTGGATTCTGATGGGTACAACGACCAGTGACTGCACCGTTTGTGTTGACTCGTCCGTGTATCCGTCCGTCCTTTTGTAGCTTTAACCACGCTTGATTACCCTCTGCTAATTGTCCTAACCTCTTGGTAACCAACAAGTAATCACACAACACCTCGGCAAACGGATGCTCAATACTACGCAACACCGCTTCGTCTACCTTGGGTGTCTTAGCGTCAGGTTCTATTGGTAGTTCGTATCCTAAAGACGACAAACGTTCGGCTATCTGCTGACGACTACCGGGATTGAATGGTATCGTCTTAGTCTTATTAGCTAACTTGACTGCATCTTTGACTAACGTTTGTTTTAAGTTACGACTCTTCAGTTCCTTCTTTAGTTCCGTCTTGGTTGCTGCTGAGATTATTTCAAGTCCATCTTCCCACTCAATCTCCAACGACCAACCACTTGGTGTCTTCATCTCTTCTTGTTTAGACGGGAACTCTTTCTGTAGTTTATCCAATAGATCAGCACGAACACCTGCCAGTTTCATCTCCAACTTCTCTGCTTTCCCGATGTCAAAGGCGAAACCTTTCTTCTCTTGTAACCTCATCAGGTACGCAAACCAGTGCTCGATAGCTAACATCTGACTGCTAGGTTTACTACTCATCAGATAATCATACAGCAGTTGGGTTACGATTGTATCACGTTCGCAATACTTTCTCATCTCCTCGTTGTATTCGTCGAACGCACCGTCTTCCTCTCCGTACGACAGCTTGGTCAGTTTGTCTAACCGCAATCCCCACGCCTTCAACGAGTGACTACCTACTAGAGTCTTATCAAACTTGTTACGTAAGAAGTCGTCGTTGCGTACGTCAGGTACTATACACTTAGCCATGACCATTGTATCTAATACTTTAACAAGCGGTGGATGGAAGCTGTACATCTTACCTAGAGCAGGTATATCAAAGCCAAGCACGTTGTGTCCGACTATCCGTTCTGCTTTAGCTAACTCATTTAGTCCGTTTCGTATACCAGCACCGTGATACGTAATCATCTTAGGTGTGGTAGGGTCGTAGATAGATAGACAGTGAACCGTCTTTAAGTCAGACAAGTTCGACCAGTCTTCTATCGCATTTGTTTCTATATCAAAGAATAGTGTTTTCATTTAGCATACCATTCTTTAGGACTCATAGGTTTAAGAAAGTAATTCAATTTTAAAGTTGTTCCTAGCTTAAGTATCCTTTCGTACACTTCATAAGCACACTCCCAAGCGAACTGACTTTCTGGTATATCAATATCATTCTTAACCATCTGCTCATAAAAGAAACAATCCTTACACGCTTGCTCCATACACTCATACCACTGCGATCTATCGTGTGCTGTTTGTAATTCTTCTTTCTTAGCTTGGTCTTCGGCAAGTTGTGCCATGTAATGAATGTTCTCTGCTATGTTTTTCAAAGCACTTTCTTTGCATTCGCATTCTCCTTTTACAACTGCTTGTAAGTACTTACTCATTGATTTAAGTACTGATATTTGAAAGTTACTAAGTTTTGTTAGACTATATTTATTCATGTTAATTTCTCTCCGTGTTTTGTTTTGATTGTTGTTTATATAATTTTTGATTTGGTATCAGGGACTTGATAGCTTTCACCCAGTCGTTGTCCTCGTGTAGTCTGTTCTTGTTAGGCTCTGCATTCTTTTGTGCATCTATTAACAAGTCCATAAACTCACCTTCAAACTGACTTTTACTTTTAGGATTCCTCCTATCAACTGTTAGTTTTTTCTTCATTAGAATGGGTTGTTAGTTGTTGTATCTTCGAAGACGTTCTTATCTTCTGTGTATCGTCCGGTTTCTGTGTCGTAATTAAGTGTGGTACAATGTCCTGTCTGACCGCTAAACCGGTTTTTTAAGACTCGCACTCGTGTCTCATTAGATGTAGTCTCAGCTTGTTGGTTGCGTTCCAGTCCGAGCACCATGTCCGACAGCTGTGCTATAGCCTGTGATCCACGTAGATGGTGCAGACTCACTCGTCCTCCTTCTTCGTGACCACTATCCACACGCTTCAAGTGACTGACCAACACCATACCACACCCTGTCTCTTCAACAAGACTACGGAGCTTGGTCATCGTGTTATCAATCAATCGTCGTTCGTCATCTCCTGCTATACCACTGACAACAATCGATAGGTGATCTAGGAATATCCATTTACAATCGAATCCTTTTATCAGGTATCGTATCTTACCTAGCAAGTTGTCACTGTCCATACTTCCGAAGTGATCGTAGGTGTAGAACTTTCCATTACCTACCGTCTCTTCAAACGCAGGACGCAATGCTT